CTACGAAGTAAAGGAGGGGACATGACTGACTTAAGACAAGCCGCGCAACAGGCGCTGGAGGCGTTGGAGAGTGGGATGGCATTTGATAAAAACGCCGCTGTTTTACAAAACCTCCGCAAAGCACTGGCACAGCCAGAGCAGGAGCCTGTGGGTTCACTGTCTGTGCGGTATCACCGAGGAAGTAAGTCAATGACAAACTTTGACTTTGATTACAACGGCGATTTACCAGAAGGAGACTATGAACTCTACACCACCCCACCCGCAGCACAGCGCAAATGGGTAGGATTGACGGATGAGGATGTAAACAGGGAGTCCGCCATGATTGCTTCACAAATGAAGCTGGCATTTCACGCCGGGATGTACGTAGCTCAAAATATTTTGAAGGAGCGCAACAATGACTGAAGAAGACGACGAGTTTGAGCGCATTGAGCGCGAGATCAAGTTCCGTCTGGACAGCACCCGCACGGCAGTGGTGTCCGATGATTATTACTGGATACCGATTGACGAACACACGCCCACCGGGGTCAAGGTCTTGCTGCTTGGGCGTAGCGGAGTAGCCACGATGGGACACTACGAAGCACTGCCGGGTACGCAGTTTTGGACGCACTGGGCGGCACTTCCAAGGAAACGCCCGTGAGCGCAAAGCGACCCGGCGAACCGTTAAACGTGTTTTACAGCATCAAGCTAACCCAAACTCAGCGCATCAAGTTGATTAAACTTGGCGGCCCCGAATGGATAAGGAATCAAATTGAACGATCTACCGAACTTCCCAGCTTGGGAGCGTCAGACGCTGGACAAGTTTGCCCTGGACGCCTACCTGAGACTTCAAGCCCAGCAGGAGGCGATTGAGCAGCTACGTCAAGACTTAAAGGACGCTATGAGTCTGCTACGCAAAAACCCTAGTTCCCTGCTTGTCAATGATTAGCGCCTGACGCCGGGGTTTGTCGCTGATGCTGATGTGCGTCCAGGCGTCAAACTCGCGGATGATCTGATCAAAAGGCAACTTGGCTGCAATGATTGCCCTTACAACGGCATCAGGAACCATCCCAGGCACTCTAAAGTCTGCCGCCAAGCCTTGCCTATGCTGAGAGGTATCTTTGCTGCCCACAGCGTCATTAACGGCCTTGGAGCGAAAGGCGCTGTTAATCATTATTGGCTTGCCGCCCAATGTGGTTTTGACAGTCTCCAGAAACTCAGCCAGTCTCTTGATGTTAACCAACTCAGCAGCATTCGGCGTGTTGTCCAGCAGACGGTGATCAGTGTGCGTCAACTCAGCAAGGGTAAAGTGCGGGGTCATTTTTTGCTCAACAAATCAGTTTTGGCTTGTGAGCCAGCAGAGGAACCAAAGTAATAGGCAATGATGCCAGTCCAGGCTGTTCCTAAACTGCCCAACATCATCAGGATAGCCGGGTTGCTGCTGTCGATCTGGTTGAAGAACATCATCACCATGATTCCAAAGAAGCCTAGCGTCACAGCACCAGCAAGCAATGGTGGCATCATTGAGCGAGTTGTGGCTTGCATATCCCTAGCGCTCTTGCGGTCTTCCACCTCTAGCTTTTCAAAGTTCAGGCCAAGTTCTTGCGCCTGCTTTTGCAATTCAATTTCAGCTAGTTTCACCTGCGCAATCTGGTCGGCGGTTAGCTTGTTGTTGCTGATTAGGTCGCCAACCTTTGCTTCATCTACGCCGATGGCTTTTGAGATAGCAGACACCGCCATGCCTGCCAGTGGGCCACCTAGTGCAGTGGCGATGGTCGGTGCGATTTGTTTAAGCCAGTCCATTATTTCTCCAATAAAAATGACAGGTTTGCATGTCGGGGATACTGCACAACGCGCTCACCCTCTGGACATTTGTACTTGATGGTTGCCAACAGAGTTGCTGCACCCGGTGCAATCTTCTCTTTTTTCACCATCGTCAATTGGTAGGTGAACGTATCAATTGTTGGCCCTGCTGGACCACTAAATTTGCTTGCTGTAGTAGTTGCTTCATGCACCATGCCTGATGCGTCACGGACACTTGGGGTGAAACTTTCTACAGAGCAATCATCACGCTTTTTGACCCGAGCAACAGTGACGTTGATAGGCTTTCCTGCTTCAGCTACGATTTTGAAATGCTCTGGATGCCACTCAAGAATGGCCCTGTCAAACCATCCAAACTTGTCGGCAAGGGTGTAGCCCCCACCGATTGCCGCGATGCTTGCTGCAATGGCGCCAATGGCCTTGGTGAGGTCAATCATCAGCCCCCCAGCATCTTTTTCAGCATCTCAGCAGCAAAGCCTGGGCCGAGCAGCGTCACGGCAATGAGTGCATAAAGGATGTACTCGATGCGGCTCATGCGCTTGCTGCCTGACTCAAACGACTTCTGGATGGACTCGTACCGCAGCGCACAAATTTCCTCGTGCGTTTGAAGTCGTGCATCGGTTGCATCGACCTGATTCATTACATGCCCTCGCCCTGGACGATGTAGACGGTGGACGCAGCCGAGGCCAGGCCACTGAAGTATGACTCGCGCCCAAAGCGAAGCACCTCAACGGCACCAGCCACCAGCACAATGGCTGCTGAAGGCGTGCCAGCGACCGGGGCCACTGCGTTTGCCGTGGCGATTGCAGCGGTTGGGCCAACACCCAGAAACACCGTGTTGGAGCTAGAGTTAATGATGCGGTACTGGCCTGTAGCCTGGGCATCAAGCCTGGCAAGCACCAGCGCCTGGACGCCAGTAGGAGCAACAGCGGCAGCAGGGATGACAACGGTATTGCCAAGTGGGGCAAATGCAATTTGCGAGTTTGTAGACATTTCAGACTTCTTTCAGTTGTTCGTCAGTTGGTTTTGCAAGCGTAGGGTGGTTCCATATCGCGATGTAAGCCCCTTTGCCGTCAAGATCATCTTGCAAATTGATGCAAGTGGTCAGATCAAGCGTTGTCAGTTCTGGATAAATTGACATGAGTTTTTCAATAATGTTCATTTGTTATCCCCTTAAAAAACATCCGTTAAATCCGGTGACACCATTTACTGCACTAACAGCGCCACCGGAAACTTGAATTGCGTATGCTTCAATGTAGTCTGTAGTCCCATTCATCAACAAAATTGTCGAAAATGATGCTTGTGCAAATAAAGCCGCTGCTTGGAAAGAGCCAAGCGAATAACCAGCGGACGCGCCGTTTTTATAAATTGCTGCGCCTGCTGGGAATGTTGTTGTCCCGACTTGCACCGCAATATTGAATTGATAGTAGCCAGCAACGGTTGGGGTAAACCTGTAATTGGTTGTTGGGTCGTAGTTGTTGTTGGTGTCAAACAACTCGGTGGCCATTGCCAACTTTGTCCAAACGCCACTCGCAAGTGATTGATTTGAAGTTAATATGGCTGAAAAAGCTGGCGGGTTTGTAGTTCCAGTTCCACCTTGAGATGTTGGAATTGGAAATATAGATTGAACAGTTTTTAACATATTATTCCTTTAGCAATCTCTTGAGTTTGAAAAATCAGTAGTTGATTTCAAATGTTCATAGCATTGTGAATAAATGTTATTTCCATCTATATTGAAATTAAATGAAAAACTTTTTGAATCAAAAGGCAATTCTTCAACCGATCCCGTCACATAAGAATTGACTGTCGCAATTGCTGTTTTGTCTTGTCTTATGTTGACGTTAACAATGCGGTGATAGGCGTTACTGATTTCCATTCCAAATTTTGAAATGACTGTTTTCTTTAGTGCCATGATTTCTCCTTAAATAATGTCGCCATAGATTTCAAGATCAGCAGTTCCGCTGACAATTGCGCCAGTTGCAAGTGTTGCGTTTTGACCAAGGACAACTCTTATAGAACCAGAATTGTTTGCTGCCGTAATAGACACACAATTAGATGTATTAACAAAATTGGTTACCAATGTTGTAAAAGTCGGGTCAAGTACAGTGGTTGGAAGGGCATACACCATGCACTCACCAGCTACGCCAGAATTATTTGCACTTGATCTCAAAGAGAGTTTTTCTTTTTGATAAAACTGTGGGGCATCAATAGTCGAAAAATCAACGGTATTTATTGCTACAACTTTAGCAATTGTCCCGTCGCCAATTTCCGTAAACAAGTCCCGAATTGACACGTTACGAGCATCAGCACCTATCACATTAAAAAAGTTCACAACATAACTAAAATATGGGGCAATAATATTAGAGATATTGACATTCTCAAATGTAAATGGTGCTGTTGATGCCGCAAACGTAACTGCACTTCCTCCTGTCAAACCTTTGGAGAATGTGTTATCAGAAACCTGGATGCTGAAATAACTGTTGCTGGTGTTAGTGTAAAAACCAAACCCACTACGGTTATTTGCAAGGTTGTCAATAACCGTGTAGTTGTCTGTCACAGTTGCGCGTGAAGAGTTCACAAAAGACACCACACACTCGTGAGTGGCAGTTGTGTGTTGCTGCGCCGCTTGCAAATAATTGGCGTTTAATATCACGCCACCACTGTCCACAATCCGCATCGACTCATCGTTGAAGATGATGTAGTTACCGATGATGTTGGCCGCATTTACAGAGTTTAACGTGATGGCCTGAACAAAACTGAACTTGTTACCAAGGATATTTAATGCCTCGCACGAATTAGTGCAGGTGCCTTTGACCGCATCAATCGGAGTGCATGAGTTAAACGAGTTGTCCTGAATGGTGATCAACTGTGGATGGCTGCTCGGGTTGAATGTACCATCACCATTGATGTAGATGGCCTTGCCGCAGTCGTACCCGGTAAACGTGCAATTCTCAACAATGCTGCCCCAGCCGCCGTGGATGCCAATGCCAAGAGAAGTTGATTGTTGCAAAATAAACGCAACATTAGACACTAACATTGGCGTTTTAAAAGGTTGCAGACCGTTTGGATTGCTTGGCGTAGGAGGTGCGCCAATGTATTGCAAAAATGGAATGCGGTCGGTAATGCCGTTAGCGTTTGCTCCCAAGATGATATTGCCACCAGACACTTTTAAGGTGTCGTAGTAGTTGTAACCATCAATAGTCGAGTTGGCAGCAATGTACGCAGCGCGGGTGACTTGCTGAATCTCACGCTGAATGCCAAAGCCTGACACCACCAAATATGCTTTTTGGTGCATTACTATTTCGCAACCTTGCATTGTAATTGCAACAGTTGTAATGTTGTATGTTCCCTCTGGGACAACAACTGTTTT